ACGCAATGTGCTAGATGGCGATTATACCCACAAAAATTGAAGAAATGGCAAAAAAAACCACTCTCCCCTGTTGCATGTGTAAACCTTTGGTGTACAATAACCCCATCAACAACGAGGAACGGATATGGACAATCAAACAATCATCGCTTTTGTAGCCAACGTAAGCAGCGTCATCGCTGTTAAAGCTGGCAAGGGGCACAAGGTCATTGCTCAAATGAAAGACGGCAGCGAGGTCGTTCTCAAAAAGAGCGGTAACCTCAAGGCTTTTGTAAATGTTTTTGATGAGCGCGTTAATAACAATGCGCCAAGACACACCACTTCTAGATATTGCACTTTTAACAACAAAGAGGGTGTTAAAGCCTTGGCATCAGCACGGCGATATGCAACACCCATCGCTTCATTCCAAATAACGGAGGCCGCGTAAGCGGCCCGGGAGAATCACTATGTCTCTGAACGCCATCAAGCAAACAATCAAGTCAGCGGGTTATGCCAAATATGTCGCTGACATTTCCGAAGATCCAGAGATTTTCGAGGTTCAACTTCGAGAGCCTTGGATCAACAGCGAGTACCAAGAAACGCTGTGGGTCTACGGCAAGCACCACCTCGACGGAGGATCTACCGTGCAGGACATGCTAGGAGACCTAAAATGTTGGATGATGGGAATCGAAAAGGAGGCCGCGTAAGCGGCCCAAGGGGATACCATGAAACTACGCTATCCACTCGCCCTCCTAGTCTTGGTTATGTGGTCTGTTGTCAGCAACAACGACTTTGAGAATGAGTTACAGCAGGAATCCATTTACATCGAAGGGGTGTGTGATGGTGTCCACGGTGATTACCTAGACCTTAAGCCTTCCTGCCAACCAACTTAATGACCTCTGGCTCCACATCCTCTGGCATCTCTGCTGGGGGGTTGGGGTCTTCTTCGTCGATTAACTCTGTGATGATTATTGTTACCTGACAATTCTTTGGCAGGTCTTCAACTACTACACTCGGCACTAAACCTCTCCTCTATGAAGCGTTCACGCTGCACCAGTGTTGCCAAATCTCGGCATGCTTCTTCCAGAAGCTGGATGTCTTTCGTCCGGTTGTACTCAGTCACCAGATGAACCACCCTCCCACTCAGGAAGTTAAGCTGATTTGACACAATGTAGTCAGTCGGGCTGATTTCCTTCATCACTTGTATTTCACCTTGTGAATGTCACCGCGCCACTCATATTCGCCCGGCTTGTGAACCTTGACGAACTCAGGGGTCAGTAAGAAGTTATCACGAATGTGCGCGACGACGAAACCGCTCGTCCAGTTCTTTGGCGCATCGAAAGCGTAGTCAAACGTCGGCTGGTGAGGGTCTGCCATTGTGCCGCACTGCACTCCGTATCGGTGCCCCGTGTAGTCGGTCCAACTTTTACATTCCATCTGATGCGTGTGCCCCGTGATGATGTGCGTGCCAGACTTAAGGGTCGAATTGTAGCCTGCATGAACGCCTCCGCTAACTGGGATGTGCTTAATCACTATAGGTCGCTCTGCCCCGTCTACCCACAGGCTGACACAGAACTTCCAGCCAACAAAGTGATCCTTGAGGGTAAATCCCTGCACCCCTTTGAACTGAGGCAAAAGGTCCGCCAGCCTCATATCAAACCGCGCATCGTGGTTGCCCATCGTCCAAAACCTGTCTGCACTGGGCGCTGCCTTCTCAATCTCCGTCAGACGCTGCTTGACTGCGTTCAACTCCTCCTCGACAGTTGGTCGCTCCTCCCATCCGAGTGGCGCGTGCCTGCTGATGCTAGAACCATCCAGAAGGTCGCCGTTCATCACGATTACGTCTGGCTGTAGTTCCTTGGCCAGTTCCACAAAGGCCAGATGCGCTGTCGTAACACTGTTGATCTCATAGTGAGCGTCAGAGCCAATAAGCAAACAAAGGTCTTTTTCTACCGTGATGGACTTTCTGATATTGGGTCGAGGCTTACCACTGCGGTCCAAATGTGCTGGGACATGCAAGGATCGTCCTAAATCACCTTCCACGTTTCTTCGCTGGTTGTAGACATTCCTCACGTCAACCTTGTACTTACTAGCCATTGCTGAAGCACCGAGTTGTTCAAACTCGTAAGCAAAGACCTCCGGGTCAGCCGGTAGTTTCCTTCGCGCCATAACGCCCCCGTCGAGCATATGAATTGCAGACGTGGGCAAACACCAACGCCTTTAGCTTTTCATCGGATTCTTTCTTTTGCTCTGATTCCCAAACTTGTTTGGCTGCTGCGTCCATGGCTTTCACCATATCTGACGCCACAGCCCTTGGCGATCTCATCTTCCGCGCTCCCCCAAGCGTCTTTCATGGGCCATGATCTGCTGACCCCAGTCTTCTATCATTTAACGATAGTCGGCAGCGTAGAACTTTACTGGCTCTTTCTTCGTCGCCAGCATTCGTTCAACTGTGTCTTTGCCATACCAGTCGATCATCCAGATCGTGTATTGAGCCTCTGCGCTGCCATGCTTCATGCCAAAGCCATTACAGCCCCGGCACTGGGCGTGCACATTCTGCTCCTCTAACGCCCACCTTGATGATGAGCCTTTGGGGATAAAGTGCCCACCGTCCATATTCTTGTAGTGGTCTAACCGGCCACAGGACACGCACTTGCAGTAGCCGTTGTCATCAGCCTCGCTGATTCTTGCAAGTTTTTGCAGCGTCTTCAATGCCTTAGCTCGAAGCGTTGCTGAAGTTTGTTTTTTAGCCATCAGACGATACGGCGCTGGTTGGCTTGCTTGGTTCTTTCAGCATCAAACGCCAGTTGCCCAAGCATGATCTTTTTCTTCAGTGTCTCAGCCTTCAGACTGGCTTGCTGAACTGTTCTGTAGTGGTTGGCCCACTCTCCCCCTGATCTTGTTTCTGTTTGAGCTTTTGCCGCGCTGCTGCCTGCATCCATGTGCGCCTTCTGGCTGCTAGCCTCAAAGCTCTTAAAATTGGTTTCTGCTTCAATTGCTTCCCTACTCGCCCCCTCCCACTCGTTTATACGTTGACTGAGTCGGTCAAGTATCTGATCCATTCTGTCCATTTAATTCTCCCACAGATGACATTTAGTAGGGGTTTGGTGGCCCATACTTGATCTGTCTCTATCGTTAGGCTGTATTTCCACTCAACCATTTCTGCGCTGGCTCAAACGCTGCCCACCTCTCTGCCCATATATAAAACGGGGGAGAGGGTTTTTATGCCACCATCAACGAGTGTTCCATTTGGCGCTCCCTACTACAGCGCCCAGCTTCAAACAAATTGTCTTTTGGTCGTTCTGCTCAACGGGTCAACCACCCGCACCCGTACGCTTTTCCGTACGAGCCTCTGCCACAAAAGTGGAGCAAATAAAAAGGGCCAGCCCCTCACAACAACAGGGGAGGGAGGAGGGAAGGAGGGACTGACCGCTAATCGTAGAAAACATCTGGCCGCAATTCTTCGCGTCGAACCGCTCCACCTGTCAACTTTTCCAACTTTATCACATGGACAGCCGGTACTTGGCTTTTCCATTTCTGAATATGTTGTCCGCTGACCCCACACTGTCGGGCGATCTCAGCCTTTGACCCAACAATCTCGACGACTCTTTTGAATGCTTCTGTTTCCATTCCGTCCACAGTACAGATACACCAGCAGTTTGCAAGAACAATAATACAAAAAAAGTTTACATTAGTGCTTGCATGGGTACACCAATAGTTTATTATGGCCTCAACAACAACGGAGAACTGATATGGCGATAAGAAACAACGCGACTAACGAAGTCGAGTATGAAGGACGAGTTTTGGCTGTTCGAGGGATAACCCGAATGGATATGTTTTGGGATGAAGTCGAGGTGATCCTTGACGATGGAAGCCTCGAAACAGTCAGACTCGGTGGGCCATCTGACCAACGCTTTGCGAAAGTTGATGCAACAGACGAATTCATCGAAAAGCACAATGCTTACGTTAATCAACGAGAGGCGCAACGGAAGGGAGCCGCGTAAGCGGCCCAAGGAGGAATCATGCTTGTACCTGATAGACCAATCGAATCTGACCCAGAGTTCCAAAGACTTTGGGGCGATGACATCGACCAAACCACCTGCCCAACCTGCAAGTCAGACATGGTGGACTTCCGAGACTCTGGCAGAGGCTTCATCCTTTGCCCTCACTGCGATCTTGGCAAACCTAAAAACAACCATGTCAATTTTAACCTCCACTGGTATGGCATGGATGAGTACCAGACCTTTGAGAACGGGTTGGTTAGTGAAAGCCGAGCAGACATGGCAGACCTTCAAAAGTGGTGGGCTGAAAACTTCCATTGGCAGATCCGCGAATATCAGAACGGCGCTTATGTCCCTGCCGACATCTGGGACTGCAACGAATCGGGCCAGTGGTTCATCTACCATCGTGGCTATCAGATTGGCTGCGTGACGGAGGTTCCTCATGGGTCGCGTTAAATCTGAACTAATGACCGATGGGCCAGACGATGAACTGGTACCCACCCCCATTTCGCAGGTTGTGGACAACATCCGCGACTGTGATTTACCAAGAAACTCGGTCGAACGATTCGAGTACCTAAGCAACCAACTGAAGGAATTGATGAATGGCATC